CTCAATTTTTTTCACTTGAAAACTGTAATATAATGATTTTTTTACAATAAGGATATATTTATCTGTAAAATAAACGCGTAACGCATTGCTTAAAATAATGAGTACAGAAAAAACAGGATCGATAGTTGAACAAACCTTATTACAAATTAAGGCTGTTGAAAATGCTATCAGTGAAAATGCAAAAGGAATACTTGCTTCTACAATGAAACAAGAAATCAGCGAATTAGTTAGAGAGTCTTTAGTAGATTCAAAACAAACAAAAAAACCCCTAAACGAACAAGAAGAGCCTGAAATGGAAGAACCTGTAGTTGCGACTGCAGATGACGAAGAAGAAGAGGCTGTAATTGATGTTGAAGACGAGGGGGGAGAACCTGAATCAGAATATGTCTTTGGTATGGATTCCGAAGATGGTGAAGAAGAAGGTGATAATGAAATGGAAATGCCTCCACTTGACATGACTTCGGCATCACCTGACGAAGTTTTGAAAGTTTTCAAAGCTATGGGTGATGAAGATGGAATTATAGTTAAGAAGGATGATGATTATATTCACTTGATCGATGATGAAGATGAGTATTTGATTCAAACTGGAGACATGGACGATAATACAGAAGAACCAATGTTGGATTTAGAAGAAAGTGTTATCTACGAAATTGAAATGGAAGAAGGTGATTATCACATGGAAGAACAAGAATTTGAAGAAGGTGATTATCACATGGAAGAACAAGAATTTGAAGAAGGTGATTATCACATGGAAGAAATGTACATGGAAGAAGGAGACTATATGGTTGACTTGGATAATGTACAATTCGGACAAGATGATTTTTCAAATGTTGAAGAAGAATCCATTTATGAAATCGATGAAGAAGATCTTCACTCAGTAGTAGAAGCATTTAAAGCAGTAGGAATGGGAATGGGTAAAGTAGGAACAGGAATGGCTAAAACTTCAGTTAATAACAAAGGGTTCAAAGAAGACCAACCACAAGGCACAAAAGGTGTTGGAATGGGTAAAGCAAGTAAATTTAAATATCCTAAAATTAAACATGGAGTTACTGAAACCGAAACTGAAGAGGCATTCGAAGGTTGGGATATGGAAGAAGATGTTGATTTGGTAGATATTGAAGCTACTGGAGGTATGATGGAACCTGAAACAACTGAAGCGTCAAGAACTATGACATATAGAAGAAGAGCTGAAAGAGACAGAGTGGCAGCACCAAGTCAGTTAAGAAAAGAATCTGTAGAAAGAGAACTTGATTTAATTAAAGAGAAAAACGAAGAATACAAAAAAGCTTTGAATTTCTTTAGATCTAAGTTAAATGAAGTTGCAGTATTCAATTCAAACTTGGCATATGCTACAAGATTGTTCACTGAACATTCCACTACAAAACAAGAAAAAATAAATATTCTAAGAAGATTTGATAATGTAGAATCTATCAAGGAATCTAAAACACTTTACAAGTCAATTAAAAATGAATTAGATGGTAAAGGTGGTGAGATGGTAACTGAGTCAGTTCAGACAAAAGTTAATAGAACACCAGCTAACGGATCATCAACAAACTTAATTGAAAGTAAAACTTATGAGAATCCTCAATTCATGAGAATGAGAGATTTGATGTCAAAAATTAAATAAATAAATAAACTCTAAATTAAAAAAAAATAAAATGGGAGCATTATTAGAATCAGGTCTTGTTGGTAACATCGGGTTGAAACACCTTAAAGTTATCAAAGAAGATACAATTAACAAATGGGATAAATTAGGATTCCTAGATGGTCTTAAAGGACACATTAAAGAGAACATGGCTCAATTATATGAGAACCAAGCATCTCACCTTATTAACGAAGCGGCTTCAACTGATAGCTCAGGTTCATTCGAAACTGTAGTTTTCCCTATCGTAAGACGCGTATTCTCTAAATTGTTAGCTAATGATTTAGTATCTGTACAAGCAATGAACTTACCTATCGGTAAATTGTTCTACTTTGTACCTAAAATCCAAGGTTACCAAGCGGCAGCTAATAACCAAATACAACACTTTCCACCACTTGGTTCACCCGCTACTTTAGTAGGTGATGCTACTGCAACTCAAGGACAAGGTTACGGATCAACTAGTACATACGGTGGTACTAACTTGTATGACTTATTCTATGAAGGAAATGAGCCAGGATTAGATCCTGCAGGTTTATTTGACTATTCAAAAGGAGCTTATACGGCAATTACTTCAAGTGCTGTTGGCACTGTAGTTTGGAATGGTTACAATTTAGTGTCTTCTGGTTATTCAGCAGGTGAGTACAGAAAAGTATTAATCGGTTTATCAGGTTTCTCTAATGCGGGTGCTGGTAAATTAATTGGACCTGATGGTCAGGAAATGGATAATGAAGCATTCTTATCTGACTTACAAGTAAATGCTGTACAAGCGGGTGTTAATGGTTTCTCAGGTTTAGGTACTAGTGATATTCTTTTCAGAGTTGTTACTCAAAAATATGGTAAAGGTATTGTACAATATGGTACACAAGCAAATACAACTTGGTCATCTACAGGTAACGGAGGTTCTTATGATAACCTTTGTTCACAAGATGGTATCATCTATTTAGAGTTGGATCTACAAGTTCCTGCAACTATCGGTACAGGTTCAATTGACGGATATTCAGGGTTCACTTTACCAATTACTGGTCTTGCCACTGCAGGAGCTGCGTTTACATGTACATTCAGAAGATACAAAGAATTGGAATTCGAAGATGAGATCGGTGAAGTATCTTTTGACCTTGAGTCAGTTACTGTATCTGTTACAGAAAGAAAACTAAGAGCACAATGGTCTCCTGAATTAGCTCAAGATGTATCTGCATTCCACAATATCGATGCTGAAGCTGAATTAACAGCTTTATTATCTGAGCAAGTGGCGGCAGAAATTGATCGTGAAATTCTTCGTGATTTGAGAAAAGGCGCAGCTTGGACACTTCGTTGGGATTACAACGGATGGAAAAGAGGTACTACTGCAAATCCATTAACTCAGTACACTCAAAAAGACTGGAACCAAACATTAATCACTGCGATTAACCAAATTTCGGCACAAATCCACAAATCTACTTTGAGAGGTGGAGCTAACTGGATCGTAGTTTCTTCTGAAATTTCAGCTATTTTTGATGACTTAGAATACTTCCATGTATCTAACGCTTCACCGGAGCAAGATCAATACAACATGGGTATTGAAAGAGTTGGTACATTAGCTGGTCGTTACCAAGTTTACCGTGATCCTTACTTCCCACCAAACACAGTATTGTTGGGTCACAAAGGAACATCATTGTTAGACACTGGTTATGTTTACGCACCGTATGTACCTCTACAATTAACACCTACAATGTATAACCCATTCAACTTTACACCAATCAAAGGTATCATGACAAGATACGCTAAGAAAATGGTTAACAACCGTTTCTATGGTAGAATCACAGTTGATGGAGTTAGAACATTTGACTTAAGAGAATTGAGATAATCAATTAAATAATGAATAAGAAAAAGGTCAGAGAAATCTGACCTTTTTTATTTTAAAGATATTTATTGTTATGAACCAACAAGAAAAGTTTTTTTTATTAAACGAAGTTACCTCAACAAATACAGGGTCAAGAGGAAGTTATGTCGGTCGTTTACAATCAGGAATTAGATATTTTAAAAAGAAAGATTTAGGTCCGTTTACCGAAAATGTTTCGGACTATAAAAGTCCTGATTTAGAATATGATTCATATGATGGAAAAATGGAAAGAAGTAAAAAACAAATAGGTAAGAAAGAAAAAATTGCAAAAAAAATCTATAACTATATTAAAAATAACCCCCAATCAACTTTTAGTGATACCGAAGGTAACCCAATAAATCGGTTTCCTGGAAAAAATACAAATATAGTACCGATTAAAGAATGGGTGGAATTAGATAAAATTAATTTAAATGAAGATTTGGCGGTTTGGTTTGGAACAAAGAAAAAACCTAAAGGATCAAAACAACCAAAAGGACCATGGGTTAACATATGTAGAAAAGTAGATGGTAAACACCCACCATGTGGAAGACCTGACACATCTAAAGGTGCTTATCCTAAGTGTAGGGCAGCTGGTGTTGCTGGTAAAATGAGTGATTCGGCTAAAAAGGCCGCTTGCCAACAAAAAAGAAAGGCCGAGAAAAAAGACACCCAAACAGGTAAAGGTCAAAAACCAATTATGACATCATACAAACCAAAAAACAAAAGGACCCAAAATGAGTCCTTAGAAAAAATTATTAAAAATATTTTAAGTTCACTTTAACAATAAGTTCCTGAACATCTTTTTTGACCATCAAGTCCTTTTATTTTTCCTTTACATACTTGTATTGCGTACCCATTGGCATAAGCTGAAGGATACACATCATATTTTGCTTTAGCTGCCGACTTACCTCTTGCACAAAGTTTAGTCCCTGTTTTTTTTCTACCCTCAATCATCATCATATCCTCGTCATCGATATTCATAGAAAGTTCCATACCATCTTTTTTTGATTCATTCATCAAAAAATCAAAAACTTGATCCATGTTGTTTTTAGCCTCTGCGATATGATCTTGGGCCCAATCGTGACCATTTTCTAAAATACTCTCCACCATGTTTGGGTCTAAATCTAACAATAGATCACATTGTCTTCTCATCTGTTGTAAATTAGAAAAAAACATGTATCTTGAATTGTTCATTCTATGATCTTCATTTAATACTTTTCTTATTATTCTTTCTATGTTGCCCATAATTATTTTTTATTTACAATTTGGAACTGAAGTTCCCTTTTATATGTATCGATATTTCTATCAGAATTTACTTTTATATCCACAAAATATTCATTAGGTATCTTATCGGTTGTATCAAACATGAAATAGTAACCATCTGTTGTTTGGTTTATTCTTGTCCAATCTTGAACCTGAACCTCAGTGTTTGCTCCCTCTCTTACATATATTCTGTAATATGCTTCTATGTTATCTAATGGTTGGTTCGATGTGTAAGCCTTCTTGATGGTTATATTTACTTTTCTAACATCCGTGTTTAAAACCTTTTCGTTTTGTTTAATCCCATCAAAAGAGAACCCATATAACTTAGGGGTTTCAGTGGTAGTTCCTATTTTGATATTACCATATTTCTTCAAAAGAATAAATTCATTTTCGACATCAGGGATTTCAACATTGTTCACACTTAATCCACTCCACACATCGTAGAACACACACGGAACTGTATTCGCCGTTAACCCTGAAATAGTTACCTTGTAAACACCTTTCGTTACTAAACAGGTAGAAAGTCCTGTGAAACCACTTACAGGTTCACCAGCACCATCTATGATGTTTACAAGTGGGTCTTGGTCTAAGTTAATGTAGTTACCATTTTCATAAACATATAAAAATAGATCATTATTATTACCTGAATAGAATTGGTTTCGTTGGTCGATAATTAAATCATCATAAGAAGTCTCTAAATATGGTTCATAAAATGTTTGTGTATGAGGGGAGAAAAACCCAACAGAATAGTTTTCAGTTAATCCTGTGATATTTTCTAATTGCGGATAAAATGCAATACCCCAACCTGTAGTGCCTGTAATTGTACCATGAATAATACCATTGATTTCTTGAGTCATATCAAACTCAATGTTTTCATTTCCAAATTCAAAATGTTGTCTGTCTACTATAGTGAGACCTGAGAAATTTAAACCTGTTGTACCTGTTAATGAATTAGTATTATTATAGATTCCATTGTATGACCATCCTGAAAGTGTGGTTGTCTGAAACCAATTGGACGGTCTATCAGAAAAAGGTCTATCATTTAAATCCGTCACCCCAAAATCATAGTAATCATAACCAACACCACTGTCCCATTGTTGTGGAACACCGGTAGTTCCTGAATATTTAGGTATTCTAAATAAAACTAAATCAAATGATGTGGCCCTTCTTCTTCCTTGTGATGTTTTACTATTTAATAACTCATTATCAAAAAATGAAGTATTTGTCATTTTTAATGTATGTGTCATTGCGGAAGTACAACCCGTAGAAATTACCGATGATTGAATATGATTAGTCAAATTAGTAAGATCGATATCAAAAATGTATCTACTATAACCAACCGGCACACTAAGATTATCCACTCTACCATAGAATAATTCAACAATCGGATTTCTTGCCGTATTGGTGTATGAATTATATATTAGAGTATTAGATTTACTAAAATAAGACTTATATATAGACATTTTACTTTTATCTATAAATACTTAATTAATTCGAATTTTTTTATTTAAAACTTTCTCGTATGCTTCTTCTAATTTAGTTAAGACTTGATTAACTTGTATACCTGAAGCTTTACTAACAGGTGTTGGGGGTAACATTGGGTATGGGTGGTCATGGGTAACTAAAAACTTTACAATTAATTGTAATAAATCCATGAGCTCGTCACCCCTCACCATGGAGGATGTGTTGGGGTCAATGTTATTAGATACTAATTCAGGACCTATACCGTAAAGAGTATTTTCTAAATTTACCTTGTCTTTTCCTGGAATTTTTGTGTCGTGTGAAAGTAAATATAAACTATCGGCACCTATAAGATTGGTAGTATAATTTATATTTTCTACTGTAACTTCTCTTTGGTTTTCGTTAATCACCTCAGTTGGTAAGTCTTTATCAAGATCTTTATTAATAACTAAACCATATCCTGTAATAACATCAGATGCAGAAGCATAAACTTTTGACATAAGTGTTGACATATTTGTTATTGACATAACATCAATATTTCCCGTGAAGTTGCTTACAGTTTCTCGTATTGCAAAATCAGGTCTATAATAAAAAACAAACTGATCACCATCTTTTACACTTGTTAGTGTTTGTGGACTATCTTTGAAATCTTTTACCACTTGATTTACAGTAAGTGCAAAATTATCCATGGATTGTGCGATAATCTGTCTACTATAAATTAAATTAGTGGTTCCTGTATAGTTTGTGCCTACATCAAAAACACCCACTTTAAGTTCGTAAGGTTTTATGTCTTCAGGTATTTGGTATATGTAAACACCACCAGTGAATACATCAATATTCGGTGCAACATTTGGAGTTATACAATAATACTCAACAATAAATTTAATATATTCGGTTCTTTGATTTATTCTTTGTAATCTTTGCTCTTCACCAAAAGTTATTTTTTTATCAAACTTAGACATTTGAATAAAAGCCCTTTTATTATTTAATGCGGGAATCTGTCCTTTTTCGAATGGTAAATGTTTGCCGGATCTTAAAAGTAAGTCATTCTTTTTTAAAATAATATCTGATGTGTCTCTACCCTGTATTGAAATATCTATTGGTTCTGCGAAAATACCACTATTTTGTTCGGGATTTTTGTAAGTACCGTCAGGATTTTTAATAGGGGGAATACTTTGTTGTGAATTAGCATACCCATCATCTAAATGAGTTCTTGATGATTTACTATTTTCATAACCGATAGTAAGTGGAGATGAGTAAGTGGCAACCATGTAAAATTTATTTCTACCCGTCCTTCTTCTCCTATCAAAAAAGAATAACATAACTCTCTCATTTTCTTGTGGTATTTGATTGATAAAAAATGGTAAAAACGGTAAATAAATGAAAGGATCTTCTTTTGACCAAGGACCGTTAATATCGGATAAACCATCTGGATCAAAGTTTTTCGCAGCCTTTATTCTTTGGTCATAAGTTTCATCGAGAGCAGAAACTCGTATTCTACCTAACATCAATGGGTCGTTTGTTCCACCAGGTAAAACTTCTCCCCAGTAAAAATTACGAGTCATCTCGTATTGGTAACTATCTGTTGTTGGTTTGAAATTTTCGTTAGACATTATTCATTCTTTTTTTGTACTCTTCTTTTAATTTATTATAACTGTTTTCAGAAGAATCTAAATGTTTTGTTAGTTTCACAATTAAATCTCTTGTTTTATAAAAATCTTTTGCAATAAAATCTAAGGCAAATTCTAAATCTTTATTTGATGAATTTTTATAATCCATCAGAATTTCTAATATTTTGTCAGAATCTTTTTTAGTATGACTTTCCATATCCTTTTGCTGGTTTTGTAGTACCTGCACCTAGAGATACTACAGTTAATGGTGGAATATAAATTTCAGTTTTTCCATTCTCAGTTTGTTCCTTATTCATACCTTTTACTAACCCCTCTAACATTTGATTCATTAGATTTGGTGTTCCGTCGCCATTATCGTCTGTGGGTATACCTGCCTTTTGTAAATTCTCAATCGCATTTGCGTAAGCTCGTGTGTCGGACACACCTCCAAGTAACTTGGATGCCGCTAATGCGAACATGGGTAGACCCAAATTTAATTGTGACAAACCTAAATTTAATAGTTTAAGTATTTCATCTAAAATACTTTTACAATTTCTGAAATCAATTACCGCTTGTGCGAGTTGTAATATTACATAAACGATTGTTGAATACATCGCGATTTGTTTGTCCTTGGCTTCATTTATAATATCCAATAAAAGTGACTCAACAAGTTTTTTAATTTCTTTTTTAATAATTGCAAATAACTCCTCAACAAATATTGAAAAGATTCTTCTCATTGTGTTAACTACTAATTTCGAGTATTTTTTAATAAATTCAACTAAATTATTCACAGCAGTATCAAAACCATAAAGTATAGATTTGACCATAATTAAAAATCCTAACATTACTTTTGGTGATAAAATTGTTTGAAACAGTATGTGTGGTAAATTTAAAATCAATTTTGTAAGCATTTCTGCATTAATGTTCAATGTTGGTATATTAAACCCCTGCCAATTATTATCATTTGCAATATCACCTAAACCGTTAAGTAACCCGTTAATTTTGTCCGGTACATCATTAAACGATACAATATCATTTAATATGTTAATGGCTGCCTGTTGGTTTACAGGTAAGAGAACTGAATCACAACTTTCAAATTCTATAAGACCTGAAGTGATTAAATTAACACGATTTTCAATATTCCTTCTTTGTAAATTACTAACTTCAAAAAAATCTTCATTTATATTATCTAATTCAGGAATTTTTGCAGTACCGGAAACATCTATCTTTTTAGATGGGTCGGTACATATTCCCATAATCCGTAACAAGAATGAAATGAATGTTTCTAAGTCGGTCACTTCTTCATTAGGGGATTCGATATTGAAACACCCAAGTAAGTAGTTCAATATATTTGAACTTAAGGTATCTAAATTAAAAATTTCAATACTTGTGAAATAATCAAATAAGAAATTACTTACTGTTTTAGTATTTGTTTGTTGTAGAAGTGTAATTTTGAAAAAATCTCCAGTTATTGTTTGCTGGTTTGTTACATAAGATGTCACATATTGTATATCAAAAAGTTGTTGTCCAGAAGATCCAATAAACCCATTACCATAATCTTGTTGAAAGCTGGTCGAGGACTGCAACCTTTTGTATAGTTCCAAATTCATAGAATATGGTATTGTACCATTTTGAGTTGCTTCCTTTTCATAAGAAAACTTTACTATAGGGTCTGTAGGGTCTTTTTTTAATATTTTAAATAAGTCTACAGATTTAACCTCAATATAAATTGGTACATTAATATATGCATCAAATGTTTGGTTTTCAGAACACCCTAAAGTCGATAACATTTCTTCAACTAGAATTTCTACCATTCTTGATTTTGTGTTTTCTGCGGCCTGTAAAAAAACCTCCCCTAAAACGCCTAAGGACCCCAACCTGTTATTGATATTTTGAGAACTAGGTAGTACCTCTTTGAATATTTCGAATAGGTCTTGAAGTACATTAGATAAATTATCGAC